CAAGGCACTGTATCGTTGCCTTATGTTCGTGAAGACTACAAGCCCTATCAGTCAATGATTGATGGTCGCATGATAGAGGGCAAGAAAGCTCACAGAGAGCATCTAAAGCGTAACAACTGCATAGAGGCAGGTGATATGCCTATAAAGAATCCAGAAAGACCTAGGGATAACTTGAAAGAGCAAATTGCAAGAGAAGTTTATAACAAATTGCGTTATTAATAAGGGAGCAACAAATGGCAAAAGTTTCAAATTTAACAGGTTCAGGTATCGCTGGTGGCGCTGCACAATCTGTAGTTGGTTTTGTATCATTAGCTCAAGCAGCTACTGGTGCTACACAAGGCGCACAAACTGCTGTTAGCGACATTGTGCAATACACAACATCTACATCTAACTACGGCCCTACATTGTCAGCTACAGCAGCACCTGGTGACACAGTAACTATCGTTAACGGTTCAGCTAACACAATCAAAGTATGGCCAGCTTCAGGCTATTCAATTGATGGCGGTACAGTTGACGCTGCGGTAACTCAAACAACATTAGTTACTAAACAATATGTTTCACTAGGTAACGGTAACTGGGTAACACTATAAGCAATCGACACATAACTTAGTTATGTCGATAAAAATCAGTTTCATAAACACAAGGAAAGCAAAATGGATAACCAGACTACTCTGGAAGAGCCAATTAGCCTTCGAGATACAATCGAAAATGCTATTGAATCAACAGAATCAGCAGTAACAGAAAATACGACCTCACAGGACGCTGTAGAAAGCGATAAAACCTCTCGCCCTAGGGATGAGTCAGGCAAATTCGCTAAAACCTCTCAAAACGCTTCAAAAGAGCTTACAGAGGCATCTGATGACAATGTTGTAGAAAATGATACAAATGTAGCAGAAATAACCACAAAACCTCGTCCTAGTTCTTGGAAAAAGGACTATGAAGAGCATTGGGGTAAGTTAGACCCAACTTTGCAGGATTATATTCAACAAAGGGAAGCTGATTACGCTAAAGGCGTGTCAACTTACAAAAATCAATGGGACATGGCTGCACCAATTGTAGAAGCCTTACGACCATTTGAGGATTCATTAAAGCAAAACAATCTATCACCAGCGCAGTGGATTTCAAGCTTGGGCAATGCTCATGCACAGTTGGTATATGGATCGCCAGAGCAGAAGTTAAACACATTTGCACAGTTGGCAAATGAGTATGGTGTTAATTTAGGGCAATTGACAGGACAAAGTGGTTATGACCCACAGTTCTCACAATTAGCTCAAGAGTTAGACCAAATAAAGAATCAATGGTCAAGCTTTCAGAGTTCGCAAGAACAATTAGAGCAAGCCCAATTGCAGAATGAGATTTCGTCATTTAAAGATGACAAACCTTATTTTGAGGAAGTTCGTGAAACCATGGCTGGACTACTCCAAAGCGGAATGGCAAACGACCTTCAATCAGCTTATGACAAAGCTATCCGATTAAACGATGACGTATTTCAGAAAGTAAGTGCTGAACAAGCGCACAAATTTGAAGCGGCTCAACGAGAAAAGGTAGCAGCGGCAAAAGCGAAGGTACTTTCACCAAAGTCAACAACGCCTACAGCGTCAGGGTCTAGTGGTGGTAAGTCCGCAAGCTCTGCTAGAGATGCGATTATGCAAGCATTTGAGCAACATTCTAGCGGTTTAATCTGACAATAAATAAGGAGTGACATTATGGCTTTTGCCAATTCAACCGTGTCAGACATTATTGCAACTACCATCCAAAGTCGTAGTGGCAAACTGGCTGATAACGTAACATTAAACAATGCGGTTTTAGACCGTTTACGCAAACGTGGTAACGTACGCCCATTCTCAGGCGGTAACGTGATCTTAGAAGAGATCATGTACAACGATACAAACACAAACAACACTAACTCATACAGCGGTTATGAAACTCTGAACATTGCGCCTAACAGCCCAATCTCAGCAGCTCAATTCTCTATCGCTCAGTATGCGTCTGCTGTTACCATCTCTGGCTTGGAAATGTTGCAAAACAGTTCTAAAGAGGCAATCATCGACTTGTTAGAAGGTCGTGTACAAGTTGCTGAAGGTCAATTGATGAACCGTATCCAAACTGACATCTACGGTGACGGTACTGGTAACGGTGGTAAAAACTTAACTGGTTTGGCTGCTGCTGTTGCAGATAGTCCTTCTACTGGTGTTTACGGTGGTATTAACCGTGCAACATGGTCATTCTGGCAAAACCAAGCTTTCTCTGGCGTAACCAATGGCGGTGCTGCTGTTTCTGCTGCTAACATTCAATCTTACATGACTCAACTAGCTATTAAATTAGTTCGTGGTCAAGATAAGGCTGATTTGATTGTAGCTGACAACAACTACTACTCACTATATGTGAACTCATTGCAAGCTATCCAGCGTGTAACTTCAGTTGATGAAGGCGCTGCTGGTTTCGCTTCATTGAAATTCTACGGTGGCGGTACATCTGCTGACGTAGTATTAGGTGGTGGTATTGGTTCTCAAGCAACTGCAAACCATATGTGGTTCTTGAACACTAACTACATCTACTTCCGTCCACATACAGACCGTAACTTTGCCCCTATCGGTGGCGAGCGTCAATCTGTAAACCAAGACGCTGTAGTTAAACTAATCGGTTGGGCTGGTAACTTAACTAGCTCTGGTCCACAATTCAGTGGCGTTCTTAAGGCTTAAGGGGAAATAACATGGCATATTCAGTAACCCCACTTGCTGGGATTGATTTAGTTGACACCGTAACAGCAGTTGAAATTGCTGCTGGCGCACCTGTAAACGCTTTACTTGGTACTCAAGTATGGGGTTCAGACGGTCGTCGTTATGTATTTGCTAAAGCAGGCGATTCTATCAGTGCATCTGATACAACTTGCTCTGTAGATGCAACAACATTCGTAGCATCAAACGTAGGCGGTACATACGATTCACCAGCAACGGCAATGGTTGTTGGCGATTACGGCTGGTTCAGCGAAGCATCAGTGTAATCTAAAAGATTCTCACCTCTTCGGGGGAGGGTTTCTAGGTTGCTTTCATTCTGAGAGTTACCTACAAACCCCAAACCACTTTGGAGATTCAAATGCAATACAACACTGATGTAAATAACCCAGATTCACGATTAAATGTTAAGTTTTACCAACGAGCAGTAAGTAACGAGTTCAAGAGTGCTTTAGAAGGCCGTCCTATTATGGAAATGGCAGACTTTATATTAATAGAAGTGCCAGGCAACACTCACACAGTAATTGACACCTTTGCTGCAACAGAACACAAAGAACGCTTCCCTATTCAATGGGCAAGGTATCAGAACGAAAAAACAGATGGCGATATTGAAGGCACATTGCTTCACGATTGGCCAGTATTAAACGCAGCTTCAGCGGCTGAGTTAAAACACTTTAAATTTTATACAGTAGAGCAGGTAGCACAAGCTTCTGACGCCCAGTTAGGTTCAATGGGTATGGCAGCAGGTATGTCACCACTAGCTCTGCGTGACAAGGCAAAAGCTTTCTTATCTAGCGCCAAAGGCACAGCATTAGTTCAACAACAAGCAGACGAGCTTCGTAAGCGTGATGAAGAACTATCAGCAGTCAAGGCTCAACTAGCAGAGTTAGCACAGAAAATGAATCAACCTAAAGCTGCGCCTAAGAAGGCTAAAGCAGAGGAATTAGAGGAATAATATGGCAACAACTCTCTTGCAATTAGTGCAACAAGCATCAGCCGAGATGGGCTTGGCTATCCCTAATACGGTAGCTGGCAACACCTCAACTGATGTTACGCAAATGTATTACCTTATCAATGCGGCAGGTAACGAACTTGCGAGAGAGTACCCATGGGAAGCGATGAATACCGAGTACGATTGGTATTCACAATACTCTGAATCAGACGGTGCTATTGTTTATGGCACTAGCGTTATCACAGGTGTAGACCCTGCTACTGTAGCGTTTATCAATGCTGCTGGTGCAGAAAACTTCCAAGTGCAAGGTGAAGGCGTTATCCAAAGCACACAAGTCGTGTCTGCATTAGGCACTACCGTTACAATCAATAGTGCTGCCACAAGTGACGGCAATGGCAACTATGTATTTGGTCAAGTTATGTATGACTTGCCAGCAGGGTTTGACCGTATCACTGATCGCACACAATACGACAAGTCTAAACGCTGGGAGATGTTAGGCCCTGAAACACCTCAACAATGGCAATGGCTCAAGTCTAGCTACATCTCAACTGGCCCTCGTATCCGTTGGCGTATCATGGGTCAGAAGTTTCAAATCTGGCCACTAACATCTACTAACGAATACTTAAGCTTTGAGTACATCTCAGGCAACTGGGCAGCTTCAGCAGCAGGTGCAGGTCAGACTCAATTTATACAAGATACTGACACTTGCATATTCCCTAACCGCTTGATGGTGTTGGCGCTTAAAAAGAAATACTTTGAAGTAAAAGGTTTTGACACATCATCTTATCAGCGTGATTACGATATGCAGCTTAACATTGCCAAAGCAAACGATGCTGGCTCTGCTACACTATCACTAGCACCAAGAACAGCCAATGTCCTAATTGGTTGGGAAAACATACCAGACGCTAACTACGGAGCTTAATAATGGCTGATAAATATGCTTTAAAATTAGCAGCTTTGTTAGGCAAATCTCCTCAACAAGGAGGTTTAATGTATGGCAATCGTCCAGCACCTTATGGCTTAAGAGCTTATCCAGAAGGAAAGGGATATGGTGGCCAAATGATGCCAAAAACATCAGGATGGCTTGGCCCTAGTAGCGATTTAAACGGTAATATAATGACAGAATATGGTGTAGGTGATGAAAAGGGAGATTTTCCTTCCATGGTGCCTACATTAAATCAAGAAGAACTAACACAAATCATTAGTGGTAAAAATGTTACAGATTCTGCGTACAAAAAAGCTCAAGAGTGGGCAAATCAAAGACGAGCGCAAGGATTAAGCCCATTTAGAGATGCAGAGGATAAATAATGGCTATAGCTAAAAGAGCTGTATCACAGCCAGTATCGCTACCAGCACCAGTAGGTGGTTGGAACGCTAGGGACGCATTGCCATCAATGGCCCCTTCTGACGCTGTTATCCTAGAGAACTGGTACCCAGCTACAACTGAAGTTGCTTTGCGAGATGGTTACGAAAAACATGTTACAGGCATTACAGGTCAAGTAGAAACGCTTATGGCGTATTCTGGAGCGGCCACAGACAAGTTATTTGCTATCGCTGGTGGCAGAGTATACGATGCAACAACTGCTGGCCCTGTAGGTGCTGCTGTAGTTACTGGCCTATCTAATTCACGCTGGGGTTATTGCAACATAGCAACGGCAGGTGGCAACTTTTTATCCATGGCTAATGGTGTAGATGCACCTCGTAACTATAACGGCTCTACATGGACTACGCCTACCATAACAGGCGTTACTGCTACTACATTGCGTGATCCTATACTGTACGCTGAAAGACAGTTCTTTATACAAGATAACACACTCAAGGTGTGGTATTTGCCAGTAGACTCAATTGCTGGTGCTGCTAATGTTGTAGATGTATCTTCATTTATGACTAAAGGTGGCTATATTGTAGCTCACGGCACATGGACAATCGATGCTGGCCAAGGCGTAAACGATCACTATGTAATTATGACCAACAAAGGTCAAATTATCGTGTATCAAGGCATAGACCCTTCATCTATAACAACTTGGTCTATGGTAGGTGTGTGGGACATTGGTTCTCCAGTAGGCCGTAGAAGCTTATACAAATACGCTGGCGATATGCTTATTGTTTGCCAAGATGGTGTGGTGCCATTATCAGGTGCCTTACAATCATCTAGGGTTCAGCCTAGGGTTGCCATTACCGACAAAATACAGTTTGCCATTAGTGCGTCAATAACAGATTACGGCACTAACTTTGGTTGGCAATTAATGTATGTGCCAGGCATTAATCAATTGTGGTTAAATGTACCTGTGCAAGAAGGTCAAAATCAACAGCAATATGCGATGAATACCATTACAGGTGCATGGTGCAATTACACTGGCTGGAACGCTAACTGCATGGAGATGTTTGATGACGAGCCTTACTTTGGCGGTGACGGCTATGTAGCTCATGCTTGGTATGGTGGCTCTGACGATGGCAACAACATTACAGCTTTAGGCTTACAAGCTTTCAACAACTTTAGCAGTGCAGGTAAGCTTAAACGCTTTACCATGAGCCGCCCTATATTTAGGACAGATGGCGCTCCAGCTATCTTTGCTGGAATAAACATTGATTTTAATACATCTGCTCCAGCAACCTCATTAAACTTTAGCCCATCTAGCTTTGCTAAGTGGGATTCAGCTTTATGGGATGCAAGTAACTGGGGTGGCAACTTATCTGTCTTACAAAACTGGCAAGGTCTAAATGGTGTTGGCTATTATGGCGCACCTATTGTGCAAACTGCGGCCTCTGGCATACAAGTTCGTTGGGTGTCTACAGACATAGTTATAGAGGGCGGTGCAATTCTATAATGCTAGTTCAAGGCGAATATGTCGCTCGGTGGGTGATGGAAAAGGTAGGTTCTTACACAGAAGGCATGACAGCCCTGGGTTGGGAAATAAATGGTGTTATTGTAGCTGGCACAGCGTTTGAAAACTGGAATGGCAACAATATGTTTGGCCATCAAAGGATAGACTCACCACCTGCAAGGCAATACTGGTTTTCAGTAGCGGATTATATATTTAATAAAGTAAAGGTTAAACGCTTTACAGCTACCGTAGAAGCCGATAACCACAAAGCAATAAGCCTTAACCACAAGATAGGTTTTGTAATAGAAACAACTTTAAAAGACGCAGGTCGTAACGGTGATTTACTTATAATGACCTTATGGCCTGAAAACTGCAAAATGTTAAACTGGAGTAAAAAAAATGCTAGGTAAATTTGTGCAATTAAGATTGCAAGGTGTTCGTGACCCATTTATATCAATGGCCAACGGTAAGGCTTCTGCCCCACCTGCCCCTGATTATGTTGGTGCAGCCAAAGAAACATCTGCTGGTAATGTAGAAGCTGCAAGGGCCACTGCTGCTGCTAATCGCACTAATCAAATTACCCCATATGGCAACTTAACATACACAGCAAACCCAGGCACTGATCCTTACGGCAATACGCTGTACACGGCCACTCAAACTTTATCTCCAGAACAACAAGCTATTTATGAGCAAGAAAGCAAGCTTAACCAAGGCTTAATGTCTACAGCCAATAGAGGCTTAACTTATGCTAACGAGATGCTAAGTCAACCTGGCGTAGATATGTCCAAATTGCCATCTTACGGCATTAATCCTGGCGAAACATACTCTGACGCTATCATGCGTAGACTAGCTCCACAAATTGCTCAAGAAAGCGAGATGTCTGACGCTCAACTAGCTAACCAAGGTATTGCTCAAGGCACACAAGCTTATGAGAACGCTAAACGACAATTGGCTATGAGTCAAAATGATCGTCAACTTGCTGCTATTACAAGTGGCATGAATGTTGGTTTAGGTGCTAATCAACAAGCCTTCCAACAAGAAGCTTACAACCAAATGCAACCTATCAATGTCATCAACGCATTGCGTACTGGTTCACAAGTTCAAAACCCACAATTTGCCAATACACCGCAACAAGCTGCAACTGCTGGCCCTGATATATTAGGTGCTACTCAAGCAGGTTATCAAGCTCAATTAGCTAATACAAACGCAGCCAATGCTTCTAAAGGTGGCTTTATGAGTGGTTTAATGGGCCTTGGTGGTGCATACCTAATGGGAGGCCGATAATATGGCTTTTAATGACTTTATGCAAAATTTTATGCCTAATGAGCAAGCAGGGATGCCTCAAGACGATGCAATGATGCAACTTGAACTACAGCGCAGAATGAAGTTTGCTGATGCCTTGCGTCAACAAGAAGCGCCTCAAGGTCAAATGGTATCAGGCATATATGTAGCTCCATCATGGACGCAAAACTTAGCAAGTTTAGCTAACAAGTATATGGCTGGCCAAGGTGAAAAAGAGGCTATGCAACAATACGGTGAAGCTCAAACATCTAAAGCTCAAAAGCTTGGCGAGTTAATGAAGGGTCAAACTGTATTTGAAGCTGACGAAGCTGGCAATCAGCGTGAGGTGCAAAAACCTTATAGCAACGAAGAGCTTATTGGTGAATTATCTAAAATTGATTCTAGTTACGCTCCAAAACTTGTTGAAGCTCTTGTGGCAAACAGGTTTAAAGAAGAAACGCCAATGGTTGTTGGTAAAAACCTTGTGTCTAAACAAGGTAAAGTTATATTTTCAGCTCCAGAAGACCCTAAATCTAAATATGCTAATGTGCAAACAGATCCAAGAACAGGCAAGTTGTATGGCGTAAACATAAACACAAATAAAGTAGAAGAATTGCCTGGTGCAGCAATGTCACCAAAACCAGCAATGACTGCATATGAAGAAGCCTCATTAGGATTAAGAAGGCAAGAGATTAATAAAAAAGAAGATAACAACTTTGACAGCGAAACAATAGATATGTTGGCTGACCAAGCTTTAACTGGTGATAAATCTGTGTTTAGTGGTCGTGGTATGACAGGTGCAAACATTGGTGCCATTCGTCAACGCATGAATCAAAAAATGCGTGACAGAGGCATGACAGGTGCAGACATTGCTGCAGCTAACGCTCAATTTATGGGCTTTGGTGCTGCTCAAAGAACTGCTGGTGTTAAAGGCGCCAATGTGCAACTTGCCGGTGCTGAATTCCAAGGGTTATTACCACTTGCAAAACAAGCTTCAACGCAAGTATCAAGAAGCAAAATCTTGCCATTTGGTAAAGTTCAAATTATGTTTAATGAGCAAACCAACGATCCAGCATTGCGTGAATTTGCTGCGGTCAATAACGGTATTATTAACACATACGCTAGAGCAATTAGCCCTACTGGTGTACCTACCGTGTCTGATAAAGACCATGCTCGTCAGATATTGTCTACAGCGTTTGACCAAAAATCATATGAAGCTACATTAAATATGCTTAACAAAGAAATTGCCGCTGCTATGCAATCTCCAATTCATGTAAGGGAATCTTTGCGTCAGGAAATTACTGGAAGAGGCGCTAGTGGTACACCTAGAGTAAACGCTAAGGGTTGGACATTAAAAACTGACAAGGCTGGCAACAAAGCTTATGTAAGCCCAGACGGAACTCAATTTGAGGAGGTTAGATAATGGCATTTGATTTAGCTAGTGCTAAAGCCATTCAAGGGTTTGACTTATCTAGCGCCAAAGATTTTGACGAGCCAGTTTACACTGACATTCCGTCACCTATGTCTAATGTTAAAGCGCAACCAAGACAAAAAACTTTACTAGACAAAACAGCAGAGATGTTGTCTGGCGGTAAGTTTGGCTCTATGCAAGACCTTGTCTATGGTGGTGAAAGGCCAGCAGATTCAATGCTAGGCCAGGCTGGTCAAATTGCTAGACAATCAGGCATTGAAGGTTTGCAAGGCATTGGTCAGGTTGGGCAAGTAAGCCCAGCTATGACTGCTATAGGTCAAAACATTCCTGACATGGGCAAATACACAAAGCCTGTCACAGATGCGTTGAGCAAAATACCTTCAGCAGTATTGGGTAAAACCTCTGGCATTATTGATCCAAAGGCAATTAATGTAGCGTATCAAGTTGGAAAATCTGGATCACCTGAGTTAAAAGCTGCAATAGCTGCTGGAAAAGAAATACCAATGATGCCTGAGTCACGCATGGTTTATAACTACGCTCGTCAACTTGGCTTACCTCATGACCTTGCGTCTACGGCAGAGCATTACAACGCTACCGAAAAAGGTGCTTGGGGTTTATGGAACGCAGCTAAAGCGGCAGGAACTAAATTTCCATCATTTGAGGATTTTTCTAAGTTAAATCTTCCAGAGCAAATTAAACTTGCAACACAAGCTGGTGTTGACTTAGGCACATATTTGCCACAAAAGAAATTAGCTCAAGCTTTAGCTAAGGGTACAGATGCTACTGCTATATTAGGCGCTTTAGGCCATCTTCCTGCCGCTTTGCAAGGCATGGTTTCATTAAAATTATTACCATTAATGGCATTGCAATCTCCAAGGGCTATTGGCAAGGCTGCTCAAGCAGCAGGGGCTACTGCTAGGGTTGCAGGTAAGGCGGCACCATATGCTAAGGCAGCAATGAGTCAACTGCCGCCAAATCAAACAGCAGCAACATTAGCAAGACTGCTATCAAATCAAGAGGAGCAATAAATGGCACGCAACGGTTCAGGCACATACAACCTGCCAGCAGGAAACCCTGTCACCACAGGGACAACTATATCGTCAACATGGGCTAACAATACCCTAGCAGATATGGCCACAGCTCTTACAGGTTCTGTAGCCTCTGACGGTCAAACAACTCCAACTGCTAACCTTCCTATGGGTACCTTTGCTCACACCAATGTGGGTAACGCTACCGTAAGAACGATGTACCCTTCAGCAGGTCAATTGCAAGATGGTGTTATAACCTACCTCACAAGTGTGGCTGGAACGAACACAATAACAGCAGTGGGCGCAGTAGGTATGACTGCCTATGCTACGGGTCAAAGATTTACATTTATTGCTGCTGGCACAAACACAGGCGTTGCTACACTTAACATCAACTCTATTAGCGCTAAAGCAATTACAAAATTTGGTGCTACGGCTATTGTAGCCGGTGATATTGTTGCAAATACAGCTTATGAAGTTATGTATGATGGAACTCAATTTCAACTACTTAATCCATCATACTCATCAACAATAGCTACCGCCATTGCAAACGCAGGTGGTTGGAATATAACTCCAACAGGAACAACTTTATATTTTAATTACAATGGTACAAATGTAGGAAAGTTAACTTCGGCAGGTGTATTTACGGTAATAGGCGATGTTGTCGCAAACGGAACAATTTAAGGAGTAAAATATGGCAGTAACTTTAGGAAGCACTGGGATAACATTTCCAGACGCAACAACACAAACAACCGCAGCCACAGGCGGTGTAACATCCTTAAACGGACAAACAGGTGCGATTACTGATACGACCAATTTTGCAATTGGTAGTTATTTAGTTGGAAGGCAAGCAAATCAAACAAACATTGCAATAAATACAACTGTTGCTGGTTCAACTTTATATGCCACATCAGATGATGTTTTCTACTCAACAAACTTTTTTAATAGAAGAAATGACACTTCGGCATCGGTAACATTGGCAAATGTTGGCACTTGGCGTGCTATGACATCATGTTATGGCGTTTCAGGATTTGCAGTTTCAGGTCTTTGGGTTCGTATTAGTTAAGGAAAAATTATGGAATATACAAGAGTCTTAAACCCTATTTGGGCAGATGCAGAACATAGTGCAATTAACTGTATTGTTGATTTTACAGCCGATGGCGTAGGCACAGTTCCATTTACAGCCAATCCATTAGACACAAGCAACCCAAGTTCAAAACAAATCTTTGACGAATGTGTTGCAGGTGATTACGGAACAATTGCTGAATATGTGCCACCACCACCTTATGTGCCAACAGCGCAAGATAATAAAATAACGGCAACAGGTTTATTACAAGCAACCGATTGGACAACCATTGCCGATGTAGGCAATCCTGCTATGTCAAATCCTTATCTTGCTAATCAAGCGGAATTTATTGCTTACCGTAATTCAGTTCGCCAATATGCTGTTTACCCTGTAGACGGAAATATAACATGGCCTACTGTTCCAACTGAAAACTGGGTAAAGGTATAACATGGAAACCCAAAACTTAATTAACATCGTAGGCGGTACAGTTCTTTCTGTTTTGGGTTGGTTTGCTCGTCAGTTGTGGGACGCTGTTCAAGACCTTAAGCGTGATGTAAAAGCCATTGAGGTTGACCTGCCTACATTCTATGTCCGTAAAGAAGACCTAGAGGCTAGGTTAGATCGTTTAGAGGCCGTTCTTAACCGTATATTTGAGAAGCTTGACC